GTCGCCTGAAATGCGGTGACTTCCTCGGTGCCAATCGACATGCTGATTTCAGCCGATGCCGTCTTGGTGCTCATGTCGAAGTCATCCACCCACAGCCGCGACCAACGTCCCTTAGTGCCTGCCATACTATTCGCTCCCCGTGACTGTGGCGACAATCACCCAATACGCCGTGTCGCCAATCTGCTCGGCGTCCAGTCGCAGCGTCCAACTGTCCACCACGCCGCCAAGTGCCTCGTCGGCTAACGTCGCCTGCAACGCGTCGATTACCGCTAACGCCTTGGCGTAGTTGGCCGGCTGCGTGTTCTGGCCCATCGCCTCAACCGCAATTACCAGGTCGCAGGTCAGCGACGGTAGGCCCATCTGCCCGCCCATGCTGGCGATTGTCGTTTCGCCCTGCGGTAGCCGCGACCATTGCGCCGGCAGCTGCGCCGTGCTCAGTTGCGTAGGCGGCGCGCTGTAGCGTTTGACGACGCCTGTCACGTCAAGCCCCGCCAACGTTGCGGTGTACTCGGTGTAGGTCATACGTAGTCCCTGACGCGCTTTTCTAGCAGCCGTTCTATGTCGGACGGGATACGCGCCGGAAGAATCGTTATGTCACCCGCAATCACAGGCGCATCGTTGCCGGTGTTGTCTTTCTGCCTGTACATCCATGCCGCCAAACGCACCGTCGCGTGTTGCACGTCTGCCGGTGCCGTCGCGCTATGCGCCCATTTGCCGGTAACAACAATGTCGCCCGTAATACCGTCCCACGCATACGCGCTTGCAGGTCGCAGGCGCAAGGCGTGCCACGGCGTAACGTTGCGCGGCTCAGTCGTGTACTCAGTGCCCGCAATCGTTACGCCGTCGCCATTCACTATGGAAGATATAGCGCACAGGTCAGCGTCAATATGAAGCGTACGCCCGTTGATGCTGCGGTAGTCGTAGCGGCGCGCTGTTGCGGTCGGTGCCTCAAACGTGCGGTTACAATGCTCGTCTACCGCCGCCTGCGCCCGCGTGAGCAGTTGCGTCAGCAGCGCGTCGTCAGCGGTGCTTTCGTCAATGCCTAGATATGCGGTTACATCAGCCAGCGATGCGTATGCCATGATTACAGCACGCCCCCGGTGCTCTCACGCTTGGGTTTCGGTGTCGCCTGCGGCTTGTTCTCTGGCAGGTATTCGCCCTCCGCAAGCACGATCATGTTGTCGCGCAGGAGTTCGCGCGCCTGTCGTTCTGTCACGTCAAGCGGCTGGCCCGCGGTGCCCAGGATGTAGGCGCCATCAATCACGGCTACAAACGTCTGCGTTGCGCTTGCTTTCATGGCGTCACCTACTTAGCCCACGCCGTCACGCTGACGGTCACGGGGGCAGTTGTGGCGAGTGTGGCATACGCACAGGCGTAGCGCCCGAATAGCGGTGCCTGAACGAACGTGCTCGCGTCGGCGGCGCTAGTCGCCAAGTTCATGCCGTCCACCAGGTTCGCAGCGTTGTTGTTGCTGTATTGAATCTTGACGGTGACAGTCTGCGTGTCGCTCACGTCGATAACCGTCTGTACGTCGGCTACTGCCCACTTGCCCAACTCCCAACACGAACCCTGCGCGCTCGCCGTGATAGCGTTGCCACCGAACAGGGTGTAGAGTTGGGGATTTAACCCCACGGGCTGCGTGATACTTACCGGCGTTGGGGCTGCGGCAAGGGCGGGTGTTACCCCGCCCCCTGTCATCGCAACCAACAGCACGGCAAGACACAGCACCCCGATTCCTACTGATAGTGCAATGTACTTGCGCATCATTCCCCCTTAGCCTAGGCGTGCAGCCCGTAGCCGATTGCGCCCGCCTGCAAGACCTTGTAGACAGCGCGGAACATATACACGAACCGAATCTGGCCGGTCGCAGCCAGGGTGTAGGGGTCGCGCAGCACAGTCAAGCCGGGAGCCTCGCGGAAGCCCATAAAGCCCCAGTTGCCGAAGAACACCGACTTGTTGCCGGTGCCAATGGCACTAGCCTTAGCCGAGGTGTGCACCGGATAGCCGAGCAGGTCGCCACCGCGCCGGGGCGGTACATTCTCCTGCCCGGTGTAGAAGCGGTCAGTCGTGACGATGGAGTTAATCGCCCACTTGGTAGAAGGCTGCATTACCCACGCCACCGAACCACTGTCGTCCAGGTACGGATCGAGCGTGCCGTTGCCAACCATTTCCTCCAGCTTGCCGGCGGCAATCGAGGTATTAGCGAAGTCAGCCAACTTGGTGCCGTTGGCGGCTTCTGCCAGCAACAGCGCGTTGTGCGTCTTGGCAAGCCCACGGCCAACGAAGTCGTTGAGGAAAGCTAGCAGGTTCGAGTCCTCGTCCTCAAGCAATTCGACGGAAAGCTCGACCTTCTTGCTGTACTTGACGAGGGTCATCGCCACCTTGGAAATCGCCGGGGCGTCGCGGTCGAAAGCAGCGACTTCGTTGGTGCTCACGAACTCGCCATCAGCCTCGTTGTCAATCGGGACGTTGACCGTGGTGCCCTTGCCGGGGATGGTCATAATCCGCAACTGATTCGCCAACATGCCTTCGTTGCGCCGTGCGATGATGCCCTGATAGTGGCCGGTGGGAACCGCGTCGCCGCCGTCAGCCGCCGTGCCGACGTTCATGTCGGTATCGTTGGAGGCTTTCACGGCCAAAGAGATGGCGCCGTCGCCTTCGAGCATGTGCTTAACGCCGCCGATGTCGCCGCGCTTGTACCACGCTACCAGTGACTTAGCCTCAGTGTCGCCCAAACCGGACTTGAGCACCACGGGAGCCGCAACCGGCAGCGGGGGCGTAATAGGCTGCGCCAGTGCCGACTTTATTTCGGCCAACTGTGCGGCCAGTGATTCAAAATTCTGTTCGCTCATTGTCTCTACATCCTCTGCGGGAACGTCGCCCGCAACGTCGTCATGTTCTGATTGCTCAATATCGCCAACCGCTTCGATAGACTTGCTTTCGTCCAACACCGCGGGAGTTTCGCCCGCCTCCGGTTGCACGTCTGCCGCCACATCTGCGGTAATGACTTCTGTTTCATCTGCCGGCTGCTCTGCCGGCTCCTGCTGCGCCAACCACGCCTTTAGCGGCAGCACCTGTGTCGCCACAAGCCCCGCCGCGGGTGTCGGTGTCAGGCTGGCGTCTTTACCAAGCGGCCAATGCGTGATACGCGCCGCCTTGCCTTCGTCCTCGCGCTCGACAAGGTTCGGCAGGGTGCCGCTGCTCCAACCCAACTTACCCGCTTCGGCCATTGCGTAGATAGCGCGCTCGTATTCGTCGCGCATCTGTAGCTGTGCCTCAACCCATACGCCCACGTCGTCAAAGCGCAGCGTGCCCTTGCCGAGTTTGCGATGCTTGAGCACCGGGTCAAAGCCGTGACCGTAATAGACGGTCACGCGGTCGCCATCCTCTGCATCGAAGTCGCACGCCCCACCGCCGGGGAAATAGTCGCCAACTAAATCTGGTGTATCTGCGTCGGAGTAGCGCACCAGGTATCCCGCGACGCGCCCATCCCCTAGTGCCTTGATTGCCCCGCCAATGGCGAGTAGTGTGTCTGTCATCGTGTCGCCCTCTCTATCGCGTCCTTGATGCGCTTGGTGACTTTCGCCTCAAACTGTGCGATTGCCTGCGCATCGGTGCGCCAACGTCCCTTGTGCATCCATGCCTGTGTCGCCGCGGCTTGCACCCACTTGGCATAGTTGATGGCGTTGCCCACCTTGCCCACGGTTTCATTTGCCGTCTGCCGCACGCTTGTGGTCCACGCCTGCCCCAACTTGCCGGTGCGCCTGTAGCCCTCGTAATACAACTTGCCGCGGCTGTTCTTGCTCCACCCCTTAGAACGCGCCATGAAGTCAGCCGACTTGCCGCCGCGTGTGGTGAAACGCACAGGCGACATTGCCGGCCCCTGCACCGCCGCCGGCTTCGGCGGGTACTTTTTCATGTAGGTTTCAATCTCAATCACGGACGCCGATACAGCCGCGCGAATGGCATCGGATGCGGCAATGCGGTTGAGTGATGTCAGCGTGGCGTCGATGCCCTTGACTTCGATGGAGAGGTCAGCCATTGCCGCCCCCTACTTCCAAGACGCGTGCCCCAATTCGACACCGGCACCCTGGATGAATTGGAGGAACCTTAATCGCGCGGCCCCTTAGTTTGGCTTGCAGTTCAGGCGGCAGCTTGTCGCTAAAATTGCCGCTAAGTGATACTGTCTGCCCATCCAAAGAGCCGCACCAGGCACATACTTTTTCGTCGGATGCTGTCAAAAACACCATTTCGGTTACAACGCCGCTCGCCTCATATCCGCGCAATGTTCCATTAGACGCAGCACTCGTTGTCTCAGTTTGAGCTATTAGCCGCGCCCGTCGTTCGTCAAATATGCTACTCAGGTCGCGCGTCAGCGCGTCAAGGTGTTCGCCATTCGTATACCAACGCGCTACACTTTCCCGTACCGCCGTCTGCGTGGTGGCGTCAATGCCCCGTATCAATTCGGCGCTGTACTGTCGTGCCCACTCGCGCGCCGCCGTGTGAATCATGGTGTAGTCGAAGCCCACGCCAAGAGTCGTCAGTTGGTCCGCTGCCAGGTTCACACCCGCATCAACAGCCCGCCGCACGGTGGCGTCAATGGCGTCATGGACAGCCTGACTCGTTAGCCGCTGCTCCAAGTACGCCTGCAACTCTACAATGTCCATGTCCTCTGCGTTGGGCGGGAGCAGGTCGCGGAATTGTGCCCGCAATGCCTTGGCAATGTCGCGTTGTGCCCGTGCTTCGATTTCCAACAACATGCGTTCTTCTGCGCTGCTGTCGTCGCCGGGGTCGTGCGTGAGCATCAGCGCCTTAAATGCCTGCCATTCGTCGCGGGTTGACACGTCGGCGTGCTCAATCAACAGCCCGCGCTTGTCAGCGTCGGACAGCACGTCAGAGGCAAACAGCGCCACATCCGGCGAACGCTTGCCCTTTGCCCACCGCAGGAACTTGCGCGCCTCATTCGCTCGTAGCGCCTCTGGTTGTGCGCCGCCCTGTGCAGTATCCTGCTGCGTGCCCTGCGCCCCGCCTTGCCCGTCCTGTGCCGCCTGCGCCTGTTGTGCGTCCTGTGCTGCCTGCTGCAATTGCACCGGCTGCGGTTCAGGGTCCAAGTCCTCCGGTTCCACGCCTTCGGGCAGGTTCAAGCCCAACATCTGCGCCGCGATGGATTGCTTGATGCCGGCGTTAACGTAGGTAGCGAACGCCGATGCGCGCTCGTTTTCATCAGCCTGATATATCTGCAACTCTTGCGGGTGCCATTCAAAGCGCATCCCTGCCGGCGCGAATAGTTGGGCGTTCAACTGGCGGGCAATCGTGTTGGCTTGGGGTACGACGGTCATGTCGTAAAACGTGAGCCGGTCGGCTTCCGCGGTCGCAAAGTTGGCGGCGTTCGACATGACAAGCGAGTGCGGCACACCAAGCGCCGTGGCTATTTCCTCGCGTTCGGTCGCCGTCAATTCGGTATTGGTGAGTTCAGACAACCCCTCGCCAATCACGACGGGCGTCACGGCTGCTGATACCACTTCCGCGGCAAACGCCTTGTTGATGCCCGTAAAAAAACGCTGCCACCAGGCCTTGAGCCGTTCACGTTCTGCCGGGGGCGGGTTGCCCTCGACTGTGAGCAGCGTAGCCTTGATTGCGCCGCGCTTGAAGAACGCCGCGGCAAATTCGTTGACGTTGTACAGCACGCCTGCCGCGGACATGGCAGCATGTGCCGGTGCGGGGCGCGGCATGGTTTCGGACACGCCGGCCATGCGCAAATATACGATGTCCTCAACTGACAGGTTGGATACTGCTACCCCTACCTGCCGCTTAAATGCCGTGATGCTGTCCACGCCCCACACGGGCGACATGGTGGACGGGTCAAGCCAGCGCACGTTGGTCACGCCGAGCCGGGAGCGCCGCTTGTACCAAAACGCCTCAGATACCAGACACAGCGCCGCTTCCGTCTGCCAAAGCAGCTCTTCCAGCGAAGCAAACGCCGCGAGTTCTTTGGGCCATTCGTCTACGTCGTGCCGCACTAGTTCGGTGTAGCCGCGGTAGATGCTCCAAGGCATCGCCAGCAGCGCATTGGCACGAACGTCTATGCACCGATACAGGTATGCAACCGTGGCGTAGATGTGCAGGGGGTTGCTTGTGGGGGCAAGCGGGACGCCCAAAAGCGACTCATTCAAGAACGAGTCGATTGACTTAATCTCGGTTGTGTTAGCACCTAGCAGTATTTGCCGATTCGCCACGCGCCCGCCCCGTCAATGGTGCAAACAAAAAACCCGCTACAGCAAGTGTAGCGAGTTTAGTACGCGTGTTCTAGTGCCCTATGGGGGTACAATTCTAGCGGGGAGGGGGTAAATTGCTTGTGATAAGTCACAATATCATAAGCTATTTGGCGGGTAATGTATGTAACAGTACATTATTGCATACATAGCCTATCGCTCCCGCTGCCACCAACCTATATATCGGTACGGCTTACCCCGGCGCAAATCATCAACGATTGCCTCTATGGTTACGACTGTTGATAAGGCGATATACACGCCCAACGCGAGTGCTAACCATTCACGCCACATGCTCACTCCCCCACCTCCCTCGCCACCTTTGCCACCAGTTCCACCGTGCTGCCGACGCCTGCCTTATCCCGCGCCCGCCGCAGGTACGCTTTCACCGTGCCGCGCTCTATGCACATCTCGGCTGCAATCACCTTGCGCGGCTTGCCCTGCATGTACAGACGTAACGCCTCACGTTCACGGTCTGTCAATTGTGCCATGATAGTCACGTCCTCACCTAGAACAATAACGGCGTGTAGTTCGTCAAGTCCGTCAACGCCCACACCATCGCGTCAAGACGGTCGGGGGAGTCCTCGCCAGGAACCCATGTACATAGTTGGTCCTCAAGCTTCGGGAACGCCCCCGCGTGCTTAACCTTGCCCTGCTCATACATGGCGCTAATCGGTTCGGCGCGGGTGTACTTGCCCCTAGTAGCGTACACTTCCGTTATGGGCAGGTTGGCGTCAACCGAACGCAGCACAGCCGCCACCATATCGCCGCCTTGATTGCGCTCTACCACAACACGGTCGGCGCGCCACTTGTGGAACGTGCTGACAACCTGCCGCGCCCACTGGTCAGGCGTGCCGCTGATGCTGGCATCGTCTAGCACGCAATACAAGTCCTCTGCCATTTGCCCCGCCACGACGATACCCGTTTCGCTGTGCGCTGATGCGTTAGCCTCTGGGTCTACTGCCACCACGATGCGCTGCACGTCGCCTACAGCCGTAATGCGGTTCGCTTCCAACAGGTCACGTGTCCACAATGCGCCCTCTACATCGTCAATGAGTTCGGCGTTCAACTCCTGCCGCCCCAAGCGCGTGCCTTCGTAGCGGGTGACAATATCCTCAAAGAAGCCCGGTGCCAGGTTGGCGCGGTTGTCGTAGGTGCTGCCCCGCGTGACGTGCGTTTTAGCGTCGGCCATAAGCGTTTTAATCAGCGGCAACGGGCGCGGCGTTGTCGTCACCACAGCCCGCGGATTGTAGCCTAGACGCAAGCCAAACATAGCCATGTCCCACGCCGATTGAATGTACTGAAACGCTGCCAGTTCATCAAACCAAACCGCATGATGCTGCGGACCGCGCAGGCGTGCCGGCTTGTCGCCGCTAAACAGCTTGACTTGCGCGCCGTTGCTGAACTCAAATTCGCCAATGCTGCGATTCCACTTCGCCACCTCATCAGGCTTGCAGATGGCGAGTAGTCCGCTTTCGCCCTCAACGCAGGTGTCGCGGGCGTCGGCAAACGTCGGGGCAATGATTGCCATACGGGGACAGGTGTCGCGCTGCTCACGCAACCACTCCGCACCCGTGCGAGTCTTGCCCCAACCACGGCCCGCGAGAATGAGCCAAGTGCGCCATGCGCCAAGCGGGGGGCATTGGTCGGGGCGTGCGCCTGCGGTATACCAAGAGGGGGCACTGACGTCACTCAGTAACCTGTCTATCTCTACGCGCTCGCGCTCTGTCAAATAGGGCAGCAATTCGGTCAACTCGCTGCTCGTCATCAAGTGTTTTGTCCTCGACTACAGCGTTTACCTCTTGCTTGTCGGTAAACAGCTTGTGCACCTTGCCGAGTTGCACCGTTGCCGCCTGAGCGTCGTAAAGTTCAAACTCCACTGCGCCATCAGCCGTATACTTAAGCTTTTTGATGAGTTTGAATTTGCCGTTGTCATACGCCTTTTTCAAGTCAAGTAACGGCAGTTTCACCCCCGGCACGAACGATACAAAGTCAGACATATCGCCGCGCGCCTGGTCCGATAGAATCGAAACAACCTCATTGGCGAGCATGGCGTTTTCGTCAAGTCGCTGCCGAATCGCCTCGTCAATCTCTGGTTTTCTAAGGTTTTCCCAACCAATAGCACAAGCGGACTTTGGCGAATAGCCAGCCGCCAAAGCCGCTTGTGTAGCGTTGCGGGTCTTCAGGTATTCATCTATGAACGCCTGTTGTTTAGCCGTCAGCGCCATCCGTCCCCCTCACCGCCACCAACACGCTTGCCGCATCCTCCCGCGCGACGAACACCGTGCGCCCTATCGCCACGCGCCGCAACGCCAACGCCAACGGCACAGGCTGCCCGTACTGCATCAGCACGTCAAGCGCGTACCATTGCCCATTGCGGCCCTGTGCGATGCGGGTGGCGGGGGTGAGTGGCGGGCGCAGGGCACAGAACGCCTTGCCGTTGCCGTGCCGAAACAGCGGATCGTAGTCGCCGTCGTTGGTGCCCACAGTCACGGTCGGCGCGTTGTCGAATAGTGCCGAGTGCGGCGCGGGCGCGTTGGGGAAGTCATTCATACCGCACCGCCTGATTGCGCCAGTGGGTAGTAAGCGCCGGGCCAATCGATGTCGTTCAGTTTGCGCCCGTAGGGGATGGGG